CTAAAATGTTACCTGTTCCATATATTCTGCTAATTTGTCGATGCCTTCTCGAGCGTCCGACTGATTCATGCCAGCATATATGCGAAGCGTCACATCGGGCGTAGAGTGACCGGCAAGCCGCTGCACAGTTGAAACATCAACACCACTGCGGATCATATTCGTTACAAAAGACTTCCGCAGACCGTGTAATGTGATTCGAGGTGTAAGGTGGTTTGCTTCAATAATATCTTTCAGCCACTTGTTAGGCCTGTTAATGCCTAAACGCCTGTCGAAGTGTTGTGGAGATGGGAACAGTGGCCGATCATCTCTAATGCTGATAATCTTGCTTGCATCAAGTAATGCTATCCACTTTTTAAGCTGTATTGTCACTTTCGGGGTTAATGGTATTGTGCGCATACCCGCGGTTGACTTGGTGCCTTTAATTGATTCCTTACCATTTAGACCAGTTGCATAGGCTTTATTGATTGACAGTGTGGACGTTTTGAAATTAACATCTGATACGTTCAAAGCGCATAGTTCTTCACGCCTGATACCGGTGCTAACCATCAGCAGAAACATTGTGTACTTTTCTGGATCGTTATTAGGATCAATGCAAGTTAGGAATCGGGCGACTTGCTTGTTATCCCAGTAAACTGGTGACTTTCCAGATCCTACCCCGCGTGGCAATTCGACACCGTCTGCGGGGTTCTTTTCGATGTACTGCATCTTAACAGCAAATGAGAGTATCTTCTTCAAATAAATGAAACGTTCCTTGTATGCTTTGGTGGTTGTTTCTCGCCACTGACTGACAGCACTTTGAATGCTGCCGGTTTTTATCGCGGTGAGAGTTTTAGAACCAAACATAGGGATCAGATGGTTATGGAAAAGCTGCTTAGTCTTATAGGCTGTACTTCCTTCCACAGTTTGAACATAGATCGGCCACCACTGATTGTACAAATCACTAAAGGTCTGAACCGGTGGGGTAGTGTCTTCTTCATCATATAAACCATTGGCCACGTCTAGCTTGAGTTTTGACTCTAGTAGACGTGCTTTTTGCATGCTTTGAACATTGCGAACAATATTCTTGCGTTTTCCAGCAACAAGGCCAGCGTTGACTGTTACGCGGTAGCGAACTGCACCAGACTTAAGCTTTACTTTTTTAATTGCCATATTCTTCTCCTATCCGTCACGCTGGGCAGGCGGTGTTAGATTGGAGAGTTTTACTCAAATTCGAGTAAAAGGTGGCGGCCGATTTTTCGGCCATGAAATTAGTCTAAATCATCTGGTCGAATTGGGCCACCATCGCGGAACTGTAAGTCAACAAGTTTTCCGGTTTTAGATCCCACCCAGAATGGATAAATTATGGACGACGAATTATCATCCGAAATTACGGCAGTGAAGATTGAATTGGGATAATTACCCTTTGAGAACTGTTTCAAATACAGATAGGCAGCTTGCTCACATATACTTTTCTTCTGGCTGTTATCCAATCTGTTTAACCAGTCTCTTGTGGATGATAGTTCTTCTTCAGTCAGCAGTGGTCGTTTCTTTGTTTCATCGGTGCGTTGCATAGGGAACCCCATGAAGAATTGGACCATGTCTTTAGACTCATTCATTTGAGTGACAACGATAAGATGTTCATTATTATTGTCAATTTTCAGCATGGGGCCCTCATTGGATGCCATTTTCTTATAGTCTTTTTCATTATAAACATATGCAATAGCCTGATGATTAATGCGTCTCTGCACGGGCATTACAACGACGTATTTATCAGGTGACAGTTCAATAAGATCGTTAGGTGTCACGTCTAGAAAGCTACATATTTTTTCTAAAGTGTCGAATTGAATTCCGCTTGATTCCCCGCGTCCAAGAACACTCAATGTGTTCATTGATAATTTAGTTGCCTTTGAAATATCAGTAAGTGTGTATCCTTTTTCTTTTGAGACTTCCTTTAGTCGAATAGTAATCAATGCAAAATCCCCCCTTGACCTTAAATATACGCGCCAGAGCGAATACATTCAAGCAGTTAAAAAAAACGTGGTTAGCTTGGATTTGCACTTGACTGCATGGAGTTATTTGTGTTACTGTACAGATGTACTCAAATGGAGGTGAACGTTATGCAAGTACAAGCAAATTTAACCATGACACCAGAGCTGAAATCAGAGCTTCGTAACATGGTTCATGAAGAAATCGCCAGCACGATCCAAGGCAAAATGGTAACGACTAAGATTCCCGAATACCTTAATTTGGGAGAAAGCGCCGCGTTTCTTAACATCAGCCGCGGAACGTTGACCAAACTAATCAACAAAGGCGCCATTAAGCTAGTACCATTTGGCCGTGCTAAGCGTATTAGCAAGAAGCAGTTGATCGAGTTCATGGCATCAAGGGAAGTTTAGACTGCTGGGCAGGCGGGCATGTAAGCAACTTATGACAGGCGCAGGAGCGTCAGGAAGGCACAACATTATGAAGCTATTCAGTAAAGAAGAGATGGCACTAGATCACGAGCTTGGAAATTTGATTGACGACATTAAGCTTAACGTTCATGCCATTGCAGAAGACAGCAGTGTCACGGTTGATGGCAAGTATATTTCCAATAGCGAGTTGGCCGTTACGACTGCAAAAGAGCTGCTGCGGGTATCGGAGATCCTAAAGCTGTATGAAAACGAGGACGATGCCGATGACTAGCCTTATTACGTGGATATTTATTCATCCGACAGTTATACCCGTCATGCTGATGGTTTTCATGAACGGTGGCGTACTGGGAGCGTTTCTACAGTTTAGAGAGGACTATGACCATGGTAAAAATGGTAAATAGCAAGTTCGGGTGGACGTGGCCGCAGTTTGTAAAGGCTGATGCTGATTGTGATCGGTATTGGCAAGCGCAAAAAGCCGAGAAATGCTCACTAAATGAGGCCACAAAAAAATCGCCAAGAGTGGCAGCTCAAGGCGAGAAGAGGACAAGCGAAAAGATATATATTCCTTTTTAGCTTGCCTCTAAGTAGGTACTTTTGTCAAGAAAAATGGAGGCAATTATGATGAAAAATGTTTCAACTACTGTTAAGAAGCCATTAGATTTGAGTGATTCGCTGTACGACTTGCGCAAAGCAAAAGGGGCACTATCTGCACTATGCGATGAACTAGATGAGTTCGGTATCTCAGTTTGCCATTTCGATAAAAATCACTCGCACGACAATGCCGCATTGGTAGCTTTAGAGGCTTTACGAGACTTTGATACGTGGGAATGTCTAGTCTTTTGTGCTCGAGACATTATCACCGACCAGATTACCGCTATTGACTCCCCCGAAACTGATGAGGCAGACAAATGATGAAGAAAGATTATTATACAACCGCTCAGGCACTTTTAAGCGATACAAGTGCAATGGTGAATATCTTGCGACATCAGATCAACAATGAACAGCAATCAGCACTGGCCGACACAGTCGCTGACATGATCATTGATGCTCGTCGTCTACTTTTGGAGGGAGATGCTGTCGATGGTCGACGTGCTTAAAGTAGCGCTTGGATATCAGCAGCATGGCTTTGCAGTCTATCCACTTGCGTCTGGAACCAGAACGCCACTTAATGGTTCCCACGGATATAAGGACGCTACCAAAGACCCAGAACAAGCCAAGAAATGGTGGGGTGAACATCCTAATTACAATATTGGCTTAGGGCTTGATGGCGTGCTGGTATTCGATATTGATATGGGGCATAAAAGCGAAGTCAATGGCAATGAGACGTTGGCTAAATTGAGCGCTGATGGTCGTGCTGGTCAAATTCCATCTACCTATATAGAAACAACCCCAAACGGTGGACTTCATATTTTCTTCACCTATCCCAAGGAATTGAAGCTAACCAGTCGATCGGATTTGTTCTCTAAGAATGGCGAGAAAACCGGCCTTGACTATATTGCGACTGGTGTTCCGGTTTTTCCTAGCATTCGCGAGAACGGCATGTATCAACCACTTAAAGGGCACAAGATCACCAAGCTGGCACCAGCACCTCAGTGGTTACTTACTGAGATTCAACGTGTCAGCCACCCGATCATGAGTAATTACCATGGTAACCCAGACTCTTGGTTTGGACATTTTATTAATCGTCTGGTAGATGGTTCAGACGAAGGAAACCGAAATCAGTGGTTGGCCAGCATTGCCGGTTCAGTCTTTCGGTCGGGTGCTGATCCCGATAGCTGCGCGGATCTAATTCAAACTATCAACCAGCGCTATGTTCGCCCTCCCTTGCCTAATGGCGAGCTAGTTAAGATCATCAATTCAATCAGCAAGCGCGAAATCGCGCGTCGAAGTTAGGCGGTGAAGCATACGGACAGCTTAAAGGAAGAACTAAACAAGTCGCCAGAGTTTACCCAGCTCAAGGTGATCTCTAAAAGCACATTAGAACCATTTGACGTGAACAAGTATCCAGAGCCTCAAGATAAGACCGAGAAAGGTATTCGGGCATATAACAAACAGCTTGCTGCTAAGTTACCGAACTGGTTAAGAGTTTGGTTTCAGTCAGAACAGAAAGACGAAAACGATCCTAAAAGTGTGACCATTCATCGCCACATCAAGGTGGACTTCTTAGCCTATGGATATCACTTCATGGATAAAACACGAGTAGAAAGTTTCCCCGGGTTGAGTGAAGGCGCCATTTATGAGCCAAGCAAAGGGACATGGCGAACATTTGGCAAGGGTGAGTTCACTAAGACCACCGAGAGCCGAACCACCAAAGAGATGCTCAAATGGGGGCTGTATCGTGAAAGTGATATTACAGGCGCCAGACGATTCTTGCAACGTATCAGCTATAACGAGGAATACGGCAAGCGATCACCATTTGATGAGAACCCACATCCAGAACTAGTTGCATTCGCTAACGGCACATACAGCATACTGACCAACAAGATGCAGGAAAGTAGCGCTGACAATTACATGCTGAACGCTCATGAGTACGCGGTCGATCCAGATAGGGACGATTGCCCAGAGACTGAACGACTGCTTGCAGCTATGATGGGCGATGCCGCGATCACATTTGAGGAATTCATCGGTTATATGTTCTATCGGTCTTACCGTCCATTCCAAGCATTCCTATGGTTGTATGGTACCGGTGGTGAAGGCAAAAGCACACTTATTCGCAGAATTACTAACCTCATCGGGCGTGACAATGTGTCAGCATCAAAACCAGCAGACCTTGCCAATGGTGACCGTCGTTTTGAAACAGCCAACCTATACGGCAAGGAAGCAAATATCGTGGCAGACGTTGGGGCAGATTACCTCAAGAGTACAGCCGTGATTAAGTCGCTAACTGGTGGTGATTATATAGCAGCAGAGTTTAAAGGCATTCAGAACTTTAAGTTTATGAATTATGCCAAGCTACTGTTCAGTGCCAATGAAATGCCCGCATTCAGTGACCATAGCAGTGGCTTTGCTGATCGGGTGACCGTGATCAAAATGATTAATGGTGACACCCGACACACACACTGGTGGAATCAGTTCGACGACACCAAAATGGACGAAGAAACACCACGCTTCGCTATGAAATGCATGCATATGTTTGCCAAGGCGCTTAAAAGCGGTGGCCTAACAAAACCTGATTCGGTAGTAAACGCAAGCCAAGAGTGGCTGGATGCAAACGACCATTTCAAAGAGTTCCTAGACCAGTATGCCGAGATCAACCTAGAAGATGATCGTGGCGAGGCCTCTACAGTGGTTACTGCCGAATACAAGCGCTTTTGCCAAGACAACAACTATATGGACAGAACGACGACACAAGCCATAACCAAGAAGCTCGATGCCTACGGAGTGAAAAAGGTAAGCAGCCGCAGAGGGTTTGACAATGACACCGGTAGTACACGGCGATACATCGGTTTGCGTCTAACGGGATCACTGATAAATCCAAGATTCAACTGAAAACAAAATGAATGCCGATATTTTCTGCACTTTGGTGACAACCTTACTCGCTCAAGGGATTAGCGCGAATATTTTTGGTGACGGGCGTCACCGAACTTCGGTGACAATCGTTCAATCCTTACGCGCTCAACGAATACAGAAAAACAAGTTCGGTGACAGTTACTATCAATCCTGTGTCACCAAAACTTCGGTGACACGTCACCGAAAATATTTGAAGTTCGGTGACAGTAGAGCGTTGATATATAGGCGTTTATAAGTGCTTGTCACCGAAGTACCGAAAATTTTGCGATTTTACCAAATATTTTTACAGGAGGAATAGCATGAAGAACTATTCAATTGCCCGTCTGAACAAGGTGGCTGAAATCGGTAAGACAGTTAGTCGCAGGACTGGTGCAGGTATTAACATCTCTACGTTTGAGACGACTGGTACCCTGTTCTATGGATCATATAACCGCACTGTGACACAGACCTACCAGATCACGGGCACAGACCTAGCGGACACTATATCGATCGTAGTACGCCACACTGACGCGATAGATGACAGCACACAGGTAAAACTTAATGGCACCTTGTTCGCGATTCAGTCCATCGCCTATGATGATGATCCCAATGCATTCGATGTTGTGACACTCAAGAAGACAACCAAAGGAGCTTAGAACGATGAAACTATTTGAATATACTGCGTATCAAGGAGAACTAAACGGTGTCATCGACAAGTTCATGATGTTACACAGGTGGCAAGTCGGATTCATTCGGGTATTCTCTGCACCAGATAATATGATAACCGTTCAGCTTTACTATCGCGACGATAAGCATGAAACAGAAACGGCAGGCGTGTTGTCATGATTATGAAGCTGTGTAACCATGCTGGGTGCAACACCATGGTGCCGTTCAATCAACGGTACTGTGATAAGCACCATCCAGAACCACGAGCGTCCGACAACGAACGCTACGCATATCGCAAAGCAATTGGTGGTCGTTACTTCAAGTTCTACAAGTCCAAGGTGTGGCGTAAGCTGTCTTACTCGTATCGTCTAGCACATCCACTGTGCGAGCGATGCCAAGCAAAGGGGTTATATGTACAAGCTGACGTGGTAGATCATATTGTGCCGATACGTGTGGACTGGAACCGCAGACTGGACGAGAGCAACTTACAAAGTCTGTGTAATGCTTGCCACGGAACCAAAACGAAAGTAGAAGACGCGGCACGCTACCCCCACATAAATACGGGGGCTATGTCATCTAGTCTTGTGAACCAAGCATAGGAGTTTCGTTGTTGAAAATCCGTGATAACCGTAATATATCATGGGTATTTGGTACTATGTGTTATAATTAAGTTAGATAAGTCTAATTGTAATTATAAAGAAAGGACGTGATCGAGATGGGAGCACCACTGAAATCTATTACGCAAATGCGCGGTGCAATGAGTAAAAAGAAGCTGGCAGACCGGCGTGACATGGAAGAATCACTATTCACCTATAAAGAATTAGTTGATCAGCCCCCTACATGGCTTGATGAATATGCAGTGACAGAATGGCAGCGTATTGTACCATTGCTCAAAAAAGACATTCCAGTGAGTGAACTGGATGCTGCCCTGATTGCCAGTCATTGCCAAGCCTATTCTGACATTCAGAAAGCTGCCGAGCTGGTTAAAGAACAAGGCATGATGGTTGAAACCACCGATAGTGTGAAAGCTAACCCAGCAGTCAAAATGAAACTTGATGCCACTAATCAGATGATCCGTATTGATGACTTGCTTGGCTTGTCAGTCTACAGCCGGGCAAAGTTGGCAGTGAAGAATGAGACTAAGAAGAAGCCTGACGATCCGTTCGCGGAGCTGATGTCATCGTGAACTATGCGACTGAATACACCGACAAGGTGCTAAGTGGTGAGATTGTTGCTTGTAAAAAGATTAAGCAAGCAGCAAGACGTTATCGGCGGGACCTGAAAGCCAGCAAGCGCAAGAAGAACCCATGGCCGTATTACTTCGATGAGGACTTTGCCAACAAAGCCATTGAATTCATCGAACTGATGCCGGCACGTGATGGGTCACCACTCAAGTTAGAGCTGTTTCAGAAGTGGTTGATTTCAGAGCTGTTCGGCTGGCGTGATAAGGAAACTGGCAACCGCCGGTATGATCGAGCCTACATTAGCATGGCACGCAAGAATGGTAAGAGCTTCCTGATGGCTGATCTAGGTGCGTTGTATCTCCTCATGGAGAACAAGCCAGCCATGAACCGAGAGATCGTCTATACAGCCAACAGCAACGCTCAA